CAGCGCAATCGGATCTAAAGCCATACTCCCACCTCCCGCGTGATGAACGTACCGTCTTTCTTTACCCAGCGGTCATTTTTCTTATCGAAAAAAGCAACGCCGGCGCTTTGGTCATCGAGTAGTAGCGCGGTTGAACCGTCTGTAACAAAATCGAAAGGGAGATGCTCTCCCTTTCGAATTCTCACGTCCCAGTAAGCCTCGCTTATTCCGTTAGCTGCCATATTTTCATCATCCTTTCCAATGGGCTGACCGATCACGTTGTCTTATCAACAGTAACGGTATAAACCTTTTGCTCCGTTCCGTTGGTGACGGTAATGGTCAGGGTATTGCTGCCCTCGGCCCATGTTGCCGCCGTGCCATTGGCAACGGTGGTGCCGCCGTTGGAGATTTCCACCGTAGCGGACGCATCCTCAGGCGTGGCCGTGATGGTATTGGTGGCGTTGGTGGTTGTGGCTGTATACGCTGTTACGTCCGGATCAAATACCGGCGTCAGCGTCAGCGCGCCGATCGTCAGCCTCGACAGGCGCGCCGTTAAGGGTTTGCAGCCACCTTAGCCAGACGGAACGCGCTCTTGAGGCGGATCCGGTGATCACCCCATGCAGTGAGGATGAAGTAATACTCGCCAGCCTTACCATCCTTGTCGGTCTCAAAGACCGCGCCCACATCGTAGTTCTGCCGAGAGTAGCGGAAATCGCCAACAATGGGAGTGGTCGCCCTGTCGTTGAAGATTACGGGGATGCCGATAACATCCTCGGGCTTCTTGCCCCACAGGTCGGCGCTGCTGTTGGCCATGGTGCGGATAGCGGCGTAGTAGTCCTGCTTGCGCATTACCACGGCAGCATTTTCGCTGAACATATCAGGCAGATCGGCCCAGGCGTTGATGATAGCCTGAATGATGTCGATGCCATTAATCTCCTTAATGCCGTTGAGGTAGAAAGACATGTGATCGTGCGTGGTGTCGGTGGTCGCGCGGAACGCGTTCAGCTTTTCTTTGATAGCCAGAGCGGAACGCAGTGCCGCCTCGACCTTGGTCACCAAATCGAAGTCGGAGCCGAAAAGCACAGTATCCTTGATGGTGGCGAATACCTTGGTCTTGTAGCGACCATAAGTCACGGAGCTGCCGGTCATTTCGATTTCCTTAGCGGTTTCCTGGTCGGTCACGTCTGCAACGTCAGCGTCTTCGATGGTGAAGTCGATCTTTGCTTCTTCGAGGCCGTTGATCTGGGATACCGGCTCCACCCGGCGCAGGCTGTTCTCTTCCACAGGCTCGGTCAGAAGTTCCTTCGCCAGATTCGTTGGCAGGAGGTTTTCTCCATAGCCGAGGTCAGCCGTTGCCACGGGGATCGCGCCCAGACCCTCATAGGCCTTCTTGACATCGCCACCAGTCATGGCTGCGCGGAAAAATGCCGCCTTGTTCTTGATGATGATGTCTTTCTCGGTCATGCCGTTGCCAGCGCCCTTCTGCATAGCAAGTGCGGTGCGCTGCTGGTTCTCGATTTCATCATGCTGCTTCTGAAGGATCTCCCGGCGCTTGCGCAGCTCCGCGAGCTTGTCCTGCTTGTCCTCGATATCCTTCATCTGGATATTGGGGTCGGCTGCTTTTTCGGCAAGCCATTCATTGATACCGTCGATTTCAGCATCAAAGTTGAACAGCTTTTCCTTGAGTTCGAAAAGAGATACGTTTGCCATGGTAATAGGCTCCTTTCACTTATGATTTTGATTTGAGTTGTGCCTGGGCTTCAGCAGCGATCTTTGCACGCTTGGCCCGTTCATCAGCCGAAACAAATGCCAGCTGCAAAGCTGGCATGAGTTCTTTGATTTCGGTTGTGTGCTGCGTCAAATCCGCTGTTTTGAGCAGCTCTATCGCTTCGGTTATGTTCTCGGCGCTTTTTACTACGCCGGCAGCGCGCTGCGATGGGACAGCCACGAAGGAAAACTCAAAAGCCTCAACCGGCTTTTCAAGCTCTCCTACGCACAAAAGCCCGTCATAGACCTGGCCTTTGATGTGTCCCGTTTCGCACTGTGTAGTCCATGTGCGCCAGTCGAACTTCAAAGGCTTTTTGCAGATGGAGCAGTTGCACTCGGCCATACCGCACCCAATAGACACCTCCTTGAGAATGCCACCTTCGATGGCGTCTATCATGGGCTGGTTATCTTCCGTTCGCAGCATATAGGCATCGGCTCGCAGTGTCATAAGCGGCTCTTTGAGAGAGTTTTTTTGCCCTGTTTCTTCCACGTAGGTGCGATAGATACGGGAGTGCTGCTTATCTGCGGACCATCGATGATCGTATATGCCCGTCTTCCCCAAGAAGAGCGGCGCCATCTGACCAAGCGCGGTATCCGTGAAGCGTTCGCCATCCCTGTCAACATCGTTGTCGCACAGCGCGAGCGAATAGACTTATACTTCCTCAGGCGTGAGTTGCTTCTTGCTGTATTGATTTATCAGCTCGATATCGGCGGCAGCGTCCGCCGTACCCTTGCTGAGCGCCTTAAACTTTGTTATCTGGCTCATTTTGCGGTATCCCTCCTATGTTTGATGGTTTGGTTTGTGATGTAGGACTTCCGTCCGGATGGGTGATAAGGTATTCCAGCGGTACAAGATCGCGGGAGGCAAGCAGCTTATCACCATGCTTGTCCGGGGCAAGACCATCGTCGGCTCTTGCTTCGTTGGGCTTGATCCAGCCGCCGCGTATGCCTTTTTGGTGCACGTCAGCCATCGTGGCTGCATCAGCACGCAGGATGTTCGTCATGTTCATCCGCAGCCGGTAGCCTTTCATCCTTTCACGCTGCGGCACCAGTTTACGTGTATATTCCTGCTCATAAGCCGTAACGATGGGCAGCATCGTCAACGTCAAGAACTCCAACATCTGCTGCTCCTGCGAAGCAAACGAAGTATCGGAAAAATCTCCCAGCAGGTGGGGCGGTATGTTGTACACGTTTGCCACACGCGAGCGGGATATCTTCTCTACTTCAAAGAGCTTTGTATCAACAGGAGACAGGTTGATGGATTTTGCGGTGACGCCAGATTCCAGCAGCAGAATGTTCCCGCCGGTTTCCTTGTAGGTTTCAAGGAAACTTTTTATCATGTCCTTTTTCTGCATTTCCGACAGGTTTGCAGGCGCTTCCAGCACCACTTGGGCGTTTATGCCTTTATCCAACTGCTTTTGACTGAACTCCTCTATGCTGGATTGGTATTTCAGGGTATTAAGCAGTACAGATACGGGGTTGATTCCGACATAGCCATTGGCCGACATGAACGGAACGTGCAAGATGTAATAATTGTGAATGTAGTAGGCCGCGCCCTTTTCCGGGATAAGCCTATACCACAGCTCCTTGCTGTCCGCTTCCATGATCGGCTCTACTCGCGCAGGATCGAGCGGGTAAAGATATGGCAGGGTGCGGCCCGGCACTTCAACCTTCAAGGCATATCCGTTTCCACTTGTGCAGCGGCATGCCTCTATGGTTTTGAAGAATTGGCTGGCTGTCATGTTTGGGTTGGGTTCAAAACCCACCAAATCGGTCAAATCGCCCCTTTTCGGCTTGGAATCCTGATACAAGCCCATAGGCATGGCCGATAGCGCATTTGATATTCTGGATGTTGCCGAAAAAATGAGCTCGCTGTTTTGCAGCGTGTAATCGCCGCGAAAAAAGCGCGGCATGAGCGATGTCCTTATATTGATTCGGCGTACCGCGCTATCCTTGTCGGCAGGCTTTGCCGCCTTTGCTGCCGCACCCGTGCCAGAAGTTTTTTCATCCTGCTTTCTTTTAAAGCTGTTAAACAGGCCCAAGATTTATCCCCTCCTATCCAATCTTGATAATCGTTGATACCGCCTTATCCTCGGGGATAAAGGTCGATTTCTTACGCAAATACTCTGTATGTGCGTTCAGGAAGCATGCGAAACCATCTATTTTTCGGTTCTTGTTTTGCTTGGTTGGCAAATAAGTCCCGCCAGCAGAACGCTTGGTGAGCTTGACATTGCGGAGATACCAATTAAAAAGCCGGTTGTTGTTATGAATGACTTTGCCATCAAGGAACAGTTCTTGCAGATCATCAAGCGGCGCGGTCAGCGTCATTTCTCCTTGCCTGATTACGTCAAGCACGAAACCCTCTTTTTGCATTTCCAGCACCAAGTTGAACGCTTTGGCCGGGTCATATCCAACGGATTCGAGGCGGTATAACTTCCGCATGCGCAAAAACCACTCCAAGATATACTCATACCGCACATAGTCGCCCGGCACGATGGTCAGCAGCCCCTCCCGCTCAAGCTCTTTCCATGCCAACTTTTCCCGGTCAATCTTGACCACCTTTTCGGGCACCCATGTGTGCTCAAGCAGGAACACATAATCGTTCGGCAAAGGGAACTCAAGGCAAGCGGATGTATGATCCTGCGTGGAGGACAGGTCATATCCGCCATAACACGGCTTGCCTGCAAGCTCTTCGAGGGGCTTTTCCAGATTGTTTTTGAGGATTGTGGGAGCATCCAGATACGACATTTCATCAATATCGGTAAATACGTTGAGCTGCTGGTTGATAAAGAAGCTCCGTTCCTGCGGTATAGCCTTGCATCGTTCCCACTCGTCAATCAGGTCATCCAAGTCGAGCAGCGCACCGAGCGACGGGTTTGCTTTTCCCCAACAGGTGAAGTCATCGGGATCATCGCCCTCGTCGATTTCATCAATGTAGACAAACATACGGTCGCTTGCGCGTTTTGATATTGCAGTAGAGCCATCAAGGATATTGCCGCCCAGCTCGTAATAATCGGCCAGCGGCCCGTCAATGACCGTTCCAAGGGTGGAAATGTATAAAAAAAGCGGCTGACGCCGCTTTTTACCCTTTGCTTTGATGGTATTTATGAGTTTGTAATTCCGGTACTCCTGTATTTCATCGAACACGGCCATGTGTACATTCAGGCCGGCAAGGTTCGTTGAGTCAGCGGCCAGCGGTCGAAACTTGCCATTCGTTTTCTCATACAGCACTCCGCTGTTTGTCACACGGAAATGCTTTGTAAGAATTGGGCTTGCCTTTATCTGGGCGCAGCACTCCCCGAATACAATTCGGGCCTGTTCCTTAGAGTTTGCAAGGCAATATACTTCCGCGCCTCTTTCACCGTCTTTTGACATGCCGTATATAGCATTTCCGGCCACCATTGTGGATTTCCCGTTGCCAGCGCCGACGATAACGAGGGCTTCGCGGTATCTCCGCAGCTTGGTTTTTTTGCTTACCCAACCATAGATATTTGCCTCCACGAAATGCTGCCATGGCTGCAATTTCATCTTGCTATAAGCACCCTTGGTGGGCACAAGAAAACGCTCCATGAAGTCTATCGGATAATAACCTTTCGTGAGGTCGAACTCCCAAGGGAAATCAGGGTCGTTTTGCAGCTCTAATTCGTTGAAAAATCGCTGGCAAGCCTGTATGCGCCGCTTTCCTGATACTATCTTTCCGCTAAGCACATCATCGGCGAACTGGTAAGCAGGCGAGGCGGCAACCAAGCTCGACACCTGCGGTGCGGTCACGGCATCAGGTTCCCCCGGAAATTATCGAACTCGTCGCCAGTCTCGCCGCCGCCAGACAGAGGTTGAACGATGTATTTGAGCAGAAGCTGGGCCGTCATGTCCGCGGCTCTCGCAGTCTGATTGTATGCTGATACAGCGGGGTGTACATATATGTTTTTCCGGCCTTTGACATACTCTTTTTCTACCATCATACCGTCATCTTTGATGGCTTTCTCCAAATCGGCCAGATGCACTATATGTTCTTGATACCGCTTAAATGTGGTGATGAACATAAAGCTGTGTTCAACGCCTTTTTCCTTGGCCTTGTTGAGTATTTCGCGGGCTTGTTCATTGAGGTCTACTTTGACTACGCCGTTTTTCTTTGCTGCCATTTTGCTTCTCCTTTCTCTCCGGATTTTCCAAAAACGCTTACACCCGCATGGCGATGTAAAGGAACGAGGTAGCGCGGTTGTAGAACGGGAGGCTTCCACTCGGAAGGGTAGGGGGGGTATAGGCTGGGCCGACAAACAAAAATGCCCGCCTGGCTTTGGAGCCGTTGGCGAGCATTCATGTTTGGCAGCATATGGTTTATATTTTTATGACACGTATCCCCGGCCTGGCATTAACGATGCTTGATTGCTTCAACTTCGTATCGTCATGGCAGGCGTGGCATAGGGATACAAGGTTGGATAGTTCAAGGCCCAGATCAGGACGCTCCTCAAGCGGTACAATGTGATGGACCTCCGTGGCAGGTGTCACCCTGTTCTTTTTTAGGCAGTGCTGGCATAAATATTTGTCACGTTGCAGAGCAAGCAGCCTGCACCGGCGCCATGCGCTCTTGGTATAGAACCCTTGGTTTTTGAGAGTATCTTTTTTCTGGGGAGCATTTTTTTCTGGGCGCATATAATTACCATCACACCTTTTTATAGATCACCGCTTTGCTGTACTCTGTTTTCCCGTTCTGCATCATTTTGAGGAAATCTTCACGGGAGAAATCGGAAAGTCTGAATACTTCCTCGGGCTTCATTCCCAGTTGCTTGCCTATCTCGGCCACGGACTTACCATCCGCCATGAGCTGCTTCACGATTGCTTTCATCGGTTCAAGCAGATGCGTACCGCGCGCCCGGTTATGGGTGATTGTGCCATAGATATCATTGGCGGAGTCGGTGTGTTCTACGATAACCACCGGCACCTTTCCTGCGAGCTTGGTCAGTAGCGGTTCACGGCCTGCCACGGTCCATCTATGGAAGCCATCTATGATGGTGTAATCTGGGCGCACTACGATGGGCAGCGTCCAGCCGTTGGTGAGAATGGATTGCGTCAGCAGCTTCAGGTTTTCCTCGCTGACTTTGTTGGGGTTGTATCCATTTGGAATAAGTTTTTCTCTCTCAACCCAATGTAGAGAATTGAGAGGTGCGCGAAGTTCTACTGCCATAATTATACTTTGGCATCGACAATGCACCATCGATTCCGTGTCGAGCGATGCGCTTTGTAAGAGTGGATGGAGAGATACCTATGACACGCGCCCAGTCATTATGGCACAGCCGTTCCCCGTTGTATACATAATACCGATTGTTGCGCGTGTTCTTTGCCTGTTCAGCCCGTGGTATCCATCTGCAATTACTGGGCATATAATCGGCATCATTGTTAATCCGTTCGATAGAAAGCCCATCGTTATAGCCATGAGCCAGCGCCCA